ACTCGTTTACCTTCTGTACTTGTGTAACCGTCTTTTCTTGCACCATGTACTTCTTTAGCACGATCTGAACTCATTCCATAAAATTCATATTTACCATCTATTAATTCTGTTTCACATTCGTCATAAAATGCTAACATGCCGCCTAACATAACAAAGTCTGCTCCTGCACCAAATGCTTTTGTTATGTCACCAGGTACAGTACATCCTCCGTCAGCAATTACATGTCCACCTAATCCGTGTGCGGCATCTGCACATTCCATTACCCCACTTACTTGTGGCATACCAACTCCTGTTTGTTCTCGTGTTGTACATACACTACCAGGACCTATACCACATTTAACTATATCTGCTCCGGAAATACATAACTGCTCCGTCATTTCTGCGGTAATAACATTACCAGCTATTAGAATTTTGTCTGGAAAATCATCACGTACACGTTTAACAAAATCTGAGAAGTTCTGTTGATATCCATTGGCTACATCAATACAGATAAACTTAACTTCAGGCCATTCGGTTAATACCGCTTTTGCAGTTGTATAATCTTCGGCATTATCTTCCCACATAGCATTAGTACCTGTACTAACTATTACATTATTTAAACGTAATCCTTTGTCTACTGCTTCTTTCCAATTATTAAATGTATATTGCTTTCTAATTGTGGTAAGCATATTAAATTCTTGCAGTACCATTGCCATAGAAAACGTACCTACACCATCCATATTAGATGACATAATAGGGGTACCTGCCCAAGTTTGAGCAGACTCATCCCAATGCCTAAACGTAAACTCTCTTTCTAAGTTTACACTTCGTCTACTGGATATTGTAGAACGTTTGGGTTGAAGCAATACATCACTGTAATCTAATTTTATTTCTGTATCAACTCTCATATTATTTTGTGAAAACGTAAATACCTTCGTATTTTTCTGTTTTGCCTTCTTTGCGGAAGTTACCAACACCAGGCCGGGTTATTAGTAACATCTTAATTAATTTATTGTAATTAAAACCTATTTTTTTGGCAGTTGCAATCCACCGATCTACTATTTTAAATTCTTCTTTTGGGGTTTTGTAATTTGCTATATTAGTTGCAAATACCCCATCTGTATTTAACCCATTATAAATATTTTGCATTGTTGGTTCAACATACCCCTCAAACCATTCGTCTAATGTATTGTATTTTACCATACATTGTGTGGATTCGTCACAATACTTTTCTAATTAAAATATGGAGGACTACTAAATGCCAAATCTATATTTTGTGGTTTGTATTCTTCACTAACTGTACAATTTATTTCCATATTGCTACGCAAAAAATTAGAAAGATGCTTTAAATATTTTACAGTTTCTGTATTTGGTTCTACACAAATATATTCGTATTGCATTCTACTTGTGCATGTACCTAACATTCGACCACCATACCCTGCACTATAATCATATACTTTGCCATTAAAAATAGGACAAAGTTCTTCTACAATGCTTCGTGCATTAAATGCTTTAAAATTCTGTATATTTTCGCCTGTTACTAGTTCTAATGCTCTACGTATTGCAGTAGGTTTAACTAAATTGTTGCCTGTTCTATGTTCAAAACAAATTTTTATTGCACGTTTTAATTTAGTGTTGTTATAAAATCTATCTTTTAAACTATTACTACCTCTGCCTTTAGGTTCAGCAGTCATCATATTAGGAAACAAAAATCGTATCAAATCTTGTCCTTTATTATTTCCTAATCCTAATATGTTATCTTTAATTCGATTAGGTATACTTAATCGAAGTTCTCTTATTTTATTTTCTATACCTTTTTGACTAAAGTATGTTATAGGTACTATGTTAATTGATCTATATATATTAAATATTTCTTCTGTTACTTTTTCAGGATCTTTATTGTATCGTTCGTTAGTAAAGAGTTTTAAATCTTCAAAAACATCTTCATATCCTGTAAACTCAAGTAGGTTATTTTTATTTGTAATCTCCCACATTTCGTATAATTTTACCAGCCCTTCCATTGGTAGTTATCTATTAAAGATTTGTCTATTGCTTGTTTAAGATATGGGACACCTGAGGTGCCACCAGTACCTTTATCATTTCCTATAATTCGTTCTACTGTTTTCATGTGTGAAAATTGCCATTTTTTAAATATTGTTTCTATATCTGATAGTTGGTGTTTATATTTGAAATTCCATCGTTGCATTAATTTTGTTAATAATACTTCTACTTTTTTATATTGTTCTGATTGCATACCTGAAGCAGACCCTAATTTATCTCTAAAACAATTATATTCTTTTGAAGTCATTGTTGCAATTATATCCCATAAACTGTTTAAATGTTCAAATATTTTTACTATACGTTGTAATTGAATTGTTGGATTATATGTTGGTTGGTCGGGCGTGTCAATTAAACAATTACTACTATATTTATGGTAGGGATGACTGGATTCGAACCAGTGACCTCTTGCTCCCAAAGCAAGCGTTCTTCCAGGCTGAACTACACCCCTGTTGGATGGAGCTGACGGAGGGAGTCGAACCCCCGACCTGAGGTTTACAAAACCCCTGCTCTGGCCAACTGAGCTACGTCAGCTTGTATAACTGGAGGATTTTTTATTATCAAATTCAACAGTATATTTCTTTGGCTTATTAGCTTTTGCCTCTTTAACCTTACTGTCAAATTCGGGATTGTGCCATCGCTCATGCCAATCGCAATCAGAAGTTGAAACTTCAACATAAGTACCATCGGGTAATTTTTCGCCTATTTTTTTACCACCATGTTGATGTTTCTTTTTTTCAATCCGTCGACGTTCTGCATTTTCTTGAGAAATCATATGTCGATATTGGGGCGAACGTTCTAACGCTTCGTCTTTTGTAGTATATTTTGACATTAGTGGGACCTCGCAAATTCAAGTTTTTTTAAACGATATGCTGTATCTTCAACAATTTCTTGCCATTTATAATATTCATGTGCTGTTCTGGCATGGTTAACTTTCCAAAATGCCTCACGAAGTCTTCTAATCAATTCTTTTTTCATCTTTAGTCTCTGTAATAATATTATCAATATCACCCATTGAAATAATTTTTTGAGCATGTTCAACTTCATAATCAATTATTTCATAGTCGAGTTCTTGTCTAGCATCTTTATACAATAACTTTCGTAAATAATCAGTTGCTTCGATTAATGTATCAAAATCTGATCGTCGAGAACGTATTGTTCTACTTTCAATATTTTCAGTAAGAAGGACTAGTCTATACATATAAAAACTCTATAAAATATTTATATTAAATGAATCAGCACCGTGTTTATATTATAACATATGTTTAACCTGAAAGTCAAGTTAAATATTTTTCAATCATTTGCTTTCTGCCATGATATCTATGAAGTCTGTCTAAGACATCATCTAGCTCGTCTTCTTCAGTTATACTATATTCGTTTTCTAGGTAAGGATTTTCGTGTTTTTCTTTTGCAATTTCTGTTAATTGCTGTATTTTTAAAATTATACTTTTTAAATATTTTTCCATGTTAATCTGCTGATTTTGGGATTGCTTTGGAAACATCAAATGTGTAAAATTCAATTTGACCTAAAATACTTTTACTATTGGTGTCGTCGCCTTCGTCTACAAGCTCGCCTTGAATAATTTCTCCGGCTTGTTGTCGTCCGGACATTTCTTCTTGTTTATCATGATCAGATTCTGAATATGGAAATCTATATGCAATAGGTTCTTCATCATCTTGATAGGCAACCCAGTAAAATATCCAATCGGGTTCCTTAACTGCTGACGAAATAACTTGAAATTTTCCTTCTTTTACCTTATCTGTTGGATATCCTAACATACTTTGTACTGTAACATAAGTTGTTACAGTAAGGGCAAGAGTAACAGGAATAACAATAAACATCCATATTTTATCTACACCATGTTGTATTAAATCCCATAAAAATATAGCAAGTAATACTAACCAGGCTACTATTAAAAAACTAAATGTTACCATTAAAACCCTCCTGCTGGTAAGTCATATCTATTAACATCTTCATTTACTTTTCTTAATTCTCGTTCGGTTTGTTGTTCTTCGGGACTAGACCCTGCACCTTGATGAGACATTTCGCTATCATCATTAAATGAAGTACTATACGATGGGCCATAATTACGGTCTGCTTCACTGCCGTGAAGTGGTTCGCCATCTTCTTCTTCATAAGTTTGTTCTATTGGTGAATGTGAACCTACACTAGACAGCCTACCACCGGCTTGGTGTTTTCCAGCAAATCGCTTCATACGCTTATTTTTATTTTTTACGTAACCACTTGGATCAATTGTAAATCGTATAATTGTTTCTTCGGCACCTCTTTGTTTTAATGTAACTAGGCCTGTATGTACTTCACCATACGGATTAAGTTTTATTATTTTTGTTATTACTTCTATAGGCCCTTGGCTTTGTTGCCCTTTCATTGAATACAAATGATTATTAACTATGTATTCTCCTGGTACTATGCCTCGAATTGTCATTACTTCACGATTTAAATAAATTGTTTTTGTTGTGCCATCTGCTAATATTACTCTATCATTTGATTGGCCTAGATCGTCTTTATCTAAATGTAATAAACCGGCATTCATGTTTGGAAACCCTACTATATTACCTACAGGATCTTCCATCCATAAATCTACATCATACGCAGATTTATCATCCCATTCCATTATGATCATAAATTCGGCTTTTGATTCTATATCTGCATCTTTTTCGACAGGATTAATTAGAATAAAAGCGACTATGAACATAAATGCAAAGCCGATTAATACATTGAAAAGCAAATCAGTAAATGCTAAACTACTTTTATATTGAGATTTACTGTCCATTGGCTTGGTTCTCGTTTTCTACATTAACTAGTTGAATTTTTAATGTTAGAGAACAAATTAAGCCAACTAGTGTTGTATATAATGCAGTACTCATACCCAATGCCATTTTAGATAGGGCTGTTTGAATTGTTGCTGTATTTGCTAAGTCTATGTCTGCAAAGGCTCCGTTGAGCATTAATAAGAAACCGGTCACAGTTCCAATCATACCCAAGGCTAGGCACGATTCGGAAATAAACCATCCTGTGGCGATATTTTGATATTGATATTCAGATTTGCTTGTACACCATCCTATCCAGGCTGATGTAAAAATAAAAACAGATAATATAAGAAAACTTATTTTAGTTTGATCACCTTCATATAAGTCTATGTGTAAATCAAAATATACTGCCACTCCTCCTGCAAGAATCGACATACAAAAAATAAGCCACCATCGTAATAGTGCTTTCAAACATTTACCTCCTAAACAGTTTCGACTAATTTATCTGTTAGTCCTTTATAATCGCCGACATGTTCGCCGTTTAGAATAATTTGGGGGAAATTTCGATAACCACCTATTTTCTGATATAACTCTCTAGGGGTCAAATCAGTCCCAACTTCTTTTTCTTCGTAGACTATGCCGCGGCCCTTCAGTAATTCTTTTGCCTTATCGCACCATTCGCAGTCAGGGACTTTCACGTGGGTGTATACTATTGTTTCACTCATAACTATTTATCCATTTTTAAGTAGTAATTGTTGTAATTCTGATGGCATATTATCCTTGTTTGCTACTGCAAGAACACCATCATATTCTATATCTCTAAGCTCAACACCATCAGATAATCGTTTTAATGATTTTGACCATCTTCCTGTGTTAACTAATGCATAGTCTCCTTCTTTTACCTCCGTGGCTTTAGGACCTACTGCTTCTATTTTAAACCATCGTGGTCTACTTTCTTTTCCTACATCGCTTTGCAGAATTATACCTGCTTTTGTTGTTATTTCGCCTACGTCTAATATTACTCCGAAAATTTTATCTCGTAGTGGTTTTATTTTCATACTTCCTCTTCTTTTATTGACCCATCCGAAAATTCTATTTCTTCAACCATTGTTCCGTCTGGCTTTTCAATAGTTCGTCTATCGACAATTCCTGGCTCATCTATTCCTGTTCTTTTTGTTACTTTATTATATGTTTTTTTAACTTTACTTTGTGTGTTTTCTGTTTTTTTAGCAGGCACAGGTTCTTGTTTGATGCTTACTTTTTCACTAGCAGGCTTTGTTGCATCATAATATGCTTGTTGGACTTCTTCATTTTGTATAACAATTTCTCCACGTCGTCCAGATTTTAATACATCACCTTTTGCATTAACATCCATATTACCTACTGCAATTTCTTTTTCATTGGCAGAGGCAAGAGCGGCCATATTTAATACTTTACCTTTAGCGGTTACAACTTCTCTCATTTTAAAAACTCCTTTATATCTAAATTATACTTTAAGCTATTTACTTTATGAATACCTATTAAAAATAAAACGTAACTAGCAACAGAACTACCTCGGCCTACACCCCATACTATTTTATTTTTACGCATGATATCGACAAGGTAAATTAAAAATCGCAAAACATTCATCATTTTACGTTCTTCAAACATTGTCATTTCTATTGCAATTCGTTGTTTTTCGTCGTCTGTTTTTACTAAATTTTTAATAAATTCATATACATTTAATGTTTTATACACATCTGGCATGAACCAATTAGAAACGCATTTTATTACAAATTGTGCCTCTGTTAATTCTTTATTGTTTGCATATGTTATTTCATTTTTTTCTAAATCATATTCTTCTATATAATAATTATATTGTTCGGTGTTTTGTGTTTTTTCGGCTTTAACATGATCAAGAGTATGACCGCCATATATCAATTCAAACAAACCTTCTTCATTTAAAATAACTTGTCCAAATTTATCTTTGTACTTATCCAATATCAATGATGTCATCGAATGCTTTATCGTCAGTTAGTTTCTGTTGTTCTTTTGCTATTAATGTAGTTCGTCTTTCGAGTACCATGTTTAACATCACATGCAAGTGTTCAACTACCTGCATATGAGCATTGGCTTTATATGCTGTATCTAATTTTTTAGATAATTCCTTATGTTTAGCTTCTAGTTCTTCTACTGTAAGACTAGATACATCAAAGAAAGGATTAAACGCTATTGCCATTTTTAGCCTTATATACTACTTCCATTTCTTCTTTCTTTTTCCATCCTGCGACTCCTAAGATGGCGGCAAAAGACATATGAAACATTCCACCCATTTGCAATGTCATTGGTTCCCAACGAGTTGCTTCACATTTAACTCCGACCGGATACCGTTCTTTATCATTACAATGCTCTTCCATTTTAAGATTCCATATCAATGGCGCAACAAAAAAGTCAATTAAGCATATAAACAAATAAACTAAACCTGCCCAGTCTTTCCAATATTTGTTAATTGTTCTGTTTATATTCATTCTTTATCTGGACGAGTTATTTCAAATAAATTACACTCCCAACCTTTTCCATTAGTTGAACCACCTTCGTTATCTAATTCAGTTGGCTCGCCGGGTTTATCGTCAGGAAAAATATAACTAATGCTGTTTAAAAAATCACTACCATCTAAATCAATTGTATTAAACACTAATCGTCTTTCGTCAAATTCGTGTCCTTCAGGAAGTTCAAATTCTGTCCAAATAAATTGGCCTTTCTCACTTGCATATGCAGTAAAATAATGTCCTGTATCATAACAGTAATTATTTCCTTCACTGGTATAACATTCTCGTTCTTCACGAATCATTTCGTCTTCTAGCCAATAGCCTTCGCCTATATCATTGAATGCATCATCCTCGGCATCTTCGTATTTGTCTCTAATCTCATATGCATTATCATATGATACAGTTTCGCCATTTGGGAGGTCAATAGAAATCCAAGCACTTTCTAAATCACAACCATAAATATGATCAATATTATCACATTCATGCCAGCCTTCGCCATCTAAAAAATCCATATCTTCTGGAATTCTATTTTCATCAACATAATCAAATGCATCCTGACAGTATTCTTCTAATGCTTCGTCACCTAATGTTGTCCAATATTCGTGTTGTTCTTCGGTTATTTCGCCTAATACAAGTTCTCCTCCATAACCACTAATATCAATTGTTACTGTATTTTTGTTTTCACTCATGTATCCCCATCGAGTCTATTTTCGCTACGTTCAGCGTCAAAATGTCCTTCGGGAAACCTTGTTTTAAGTTTATCTGCATTGATTTGTAATACTTCATTAGGGTCGGCGCCCAATGAGGTACAGGCATTTGCCCAGTACCATGCGACGTCGCCTAATTCTTTTATTAATCTTGTACGGACTTCCTCATTTAAAGGTTTTCCTTGGAACAAAATTTTCTTCACTTGTTCAGTGAACTCACCACCTTCTGACACTAAGCCAAATGCGGCAGTAATAAGTCTTGGTATGTTAATATTGCCCATCATATGTGCGGGCGATTGTTCTAATTCTGCTAATCTATGTAAAAAACTTGAGTATTGTTTTGATTCGTCGCTTGTTATTGAATCGACAAATTGTCTATATTCTTCTAATTCCATAATATTTTTTTTATTTTTTTTACAGTATCCACGCCGGTTTATCTTTAAATGTACCACCTTTAACATTAAAACTTGTAGAACATCCACAAGTTGACGTTGCCTTTGGATTGTCAAATCTAGGCCCAGGAGCAGATAAATCTGAACTCCAATCTATGGTAAGACCGTCTGTTAATAAATGGCTTTTTCTGTCAACAACTATATTAACACCCAATGATTCGAATGTCAAGTCCTTTAACAGAGGCATTGTATCAAATGTTAATTTATATTCAAATCCTGCACAACCACCTCCAGTAACAGTTACTCGTAAATATGCATCTAAAATGTTTTCATCTTCGCATAATCGTTTGAAATTTTTACTTGCAAGTTCTGTTAATGTAATCATTATTCATTTTACCTTTTTTACTTTTTTCTTTGGCGCTACTTTTTTCTTTGGTTTTGGTGTAACTTTTTTCTTTTTAGGATTTAAGCCTGTTGACTTTTTAGGTTTTACTTTCTTTTCTTCCTTTACAGGTTCAATAGCAAGAAATTGTTTTACATACTTTATTAATTTATCTATAAAATTCATTGGTTACCTTTTGTATACGCATCAAGGATACTTTTAGTATCTGCACCATCTTTATATAGGTGTACTACATCCTGAGCATTTTCCTGGGCTATAATAGATGTATGTTTCATTAACAATGTATCTATTTCTCGAATCCTTGCTTGATGCCCAGCCCGTTCAGCATTAAGTTCGGAAATTTCCTTAGCATTTAATTTCATTTTTTTGTTTATAATCTTTAATTGCGCCTTTAATTGCATCTTCTGCAAGAACCGAGCAATGAATTTTGACCGGTGGAAGCGACAATTCTTCTACAAGCTCTGTGTTTGTAACTGTCATTGCTTCATCTAGTGTTTTACCTTTAACCCATTCAGTAGCAAGACTGCTTGTAGCAATGGCACTACCACAACCAAAAGTTTTAAATTTAGTATCAACTATCTTATTATCTTCAACTTTTATTTGTAATTTCATTACATCACCACATTCAGGTGCTCCGACGAGACCTGTGCCGACATTTGTGTCATTTTTATCAAAACTTCCAATGTTTTTCGGATTTTCAAAATGATCTAAGACTTTATCGCTATATGCCATATTATCCTCTATTGTTAAGTGTATACATATTACTATTTATTTGATTTTTATTCATCTACATTGAATAGGTCTTCGCACCATTCTCTATGTCCTTCTCTCCAAGCCATATTAGTTTGTGTTTCACGTACTTCTACTCTAAAACACCAAAGTCGTTCTGCTTCACCCGGACCCCACATATCTGGAATGAATACTCCGTTTACATATTTGTATAATTGATCTGCTAAACCTTCGCAACCAAGTTTTGGCAAAACAGTAAGCCTAGCAATTCCTGCTTTTTCTAATTGTTTATAAAGATCCAAGTGTGGCTCATCTTCTGCTACTAATAATGTGTGATCGAACATGTCATCTAAAAAACTTTTAAGTTCTCCCATGCCACCATAATCAGCAACCCAATTTCTAACATCTAAATCATCTGTACCAAAAAAGAATCTCATACTAAAACTGTAACCATGAATAACATTACAATGACTATCTGCTTTGTATTGTCTATATGCACATGGAAATTTATCTACGTATTCTTTTGTACTATTATATTTGTACGTTCTAGATTGTCGATTTTCTAAGGTTATTTTACTCATGCTGGATCCTTAAGATTTCGTAATTTACCTTTAATAATTTGATCAGTACATATCATGCCAAACATATTTGCAATCGATTCTTGTTCAGGATTTAATTTTCCACCCCAATTATCTACAAATGATTGTAAAGATACTGCTTCTCGAATTCCGTCCATAATACAACCACAAATTTCTTTTAAATCGTCTGGCCAAAGACTATCTTGCATATATTGTGCATCTTCAAATGCCACATAACATCCATTAATAAAACCATATATTACACCTGAAGGATACTTAGGTTTAAATATTGCATTACTTTTTTCTTCTGCATGTACTTTTTTAGTTATTAAAGAAAACCCAAATCCATGTTCGTCGGTTATTAAAGTCATACAGGTTATTGGTAAACTAACAAGCAATACTATTATTATTGCAATTATAATTTTTCCCATGTTGAATCTCCTAATTGTCTTACTTTAGCAATACATTTTCCGTATGGTGAATCCCATTCATCTGGTCCGATTAATGTTAATGCTAACTTACCTTTTTTTTCATACAGGTAATATTCTTTAAGGTGTACAGGAATAAACCCGCATTTAGCCATAGCAATTTTTTCTGCTAACTTAACTCTTTCGTCTAATTCTTGTGCCTGTTTAACCAATAGATTTGCGTGTTCTTTTAGTTTTTTTATTTGTTCATCAGCATAATGCCGCATTGCTGTTAAACTATTTTGTTTAACAACTTCTAATTCTGTACTGCCCCTCCATACTATATTTTTTCCACTCATTTCATATATAGAGTATTGCTAAAATTTTACCTGCTATTATACCAACAATAATAGAGAAAATAATTATGCAACATATTACATAAAAACTCATTTAGTTAATCCCAGTGAATAAAATGATGCTTGCACACCTAATATTTGATTATAACAATCATATAAGCAATGATGTTTGGCAGTTTTTGGAAGTTCCATATCTGTAAGACCAAACAATGTTCGTGTATCACGTATCTGCCAATACTTCCACGGATTGCCTCGTTGTAATATTCTATTTATAGTTTCAATAATCATTATATCAAATATAGAACCATGAGCCCAAAAATGATCGCACCCTTTACAAAATATGTAAAAATCTTTTAATACATCTGCAATGTCATGCCTGTCGTCTAGATCAAATGCTTCTGCTTTAACTTCTTCATCTTGTTTTGCCCACCATTCCATTGTCGATTCATCCATTTGTAAACCTATGTTTGTACAAGACTCCGGATCTATTCGTCTATAGAAATGTTCCATATCAAAAGGATCTTTTTCTACATCGTTATCTGTAGGTCTAAAACGTACTGCGCCAAATGTTAATAAGGCCGCATCGGGTCGAGTACTAAGGCACTCGAGATCTATCATTAGATGATTATTCATATGTTATTATAACATATTATATAGGATAAGTCAATTTAAAAATTTAGACAAAGGCTCTATTTCACGCAACTTTTCTAGGCCGTCGCAGTCGTCTCTGAGGTCAAAGACTTCTATTTCACCGTTATCATTTATACGATTTACTGAAACTATTTTTTCTAATTCATCTCCTTCATTATGATTTACTTGAAGTTGAAATATAATATTATCATGTGTAGTGATTTGAATTTTTGCTTCTTTAACAAATTCTGCAACATTAGATTCGGATTTAATATTTTTGTCGAGGTCTTGTACGACATTTAATATTTCTTCTAGTACATTGTTAATCATATTAGCCTAGTAGAAGGGCGGACTATTTGTAAAACATTTTATTTAGAACCGGGATACCGGGCTTTCCGGAAGTTTGCCTGGTTTGTCGAACTCTAAATTTTTTAAGATTTTACTGCGGTTGCCCGCCCTATTTAATTTAAATATTTGTTGTTATATGGGTAAGATTTGATATACTTTCCCATTCTGATATATTATTTTCGTATAATCTATAAAAATTAATTTCAGGAAATTCTTGAAAGCAATAAGTAAGTTGATTTATTTCTGCTTCAACTACATGCCGTTGTTCGACACTATTTTGATTAGCGTAATGAGTTGTTCCGGCATATATGTTTTTATATTTCCCGTTACTGTATTTAACATCAAACCCCGCTAAGTACACGTTTTTGGGGTTTTTTTGGCATGCATATAAAACTGCCAACGAACCACAATTCCATTTTTTCCATTTTCCTTCTATTGATATTATCTTTGCTTCTGAACAAATATATTTGCAAGGCGAAACAACTTTGTGTACTTTACAATAACTACTACTATGTACTTCACTCAACATATTATCATCTACAACAAACAATATATCTGGAGCAAAATCTCGCCATAATGCATTACAACCATATATAATATATTTTTCTTTAAGTTTATGTAAATCTAGTTCTTTGCGACTTATGCCGTTACCAAGAACAAGAATATCAGACTTCTTCGATTTCAACATTTAAGGGGTGGCCATTTTGTCTGGCTTGTGTTGTGGATTCAACAGCTTTTTGTTCAGCTATTTCGTATGTATATACTCCTGCAATTCCTTTACCTTTTTCATGGACCTGGACCATAATTTCTTCGGCGGCTTCATTTGAATGATGAAATATTGTTACTAATATATAGATAACAAAATCCATAGGAGTGAAATCATCGTTAATTAAAAGTACCTTATACTTGTCAGGTTCTTTCACATTAACGTCAACCGTCGTATCAATATTTTCTTTTGTTGTTGTTTCTATCTCTGCCATACTAAAATATTTATAGAATGCGGTGCAGATTGCCCACACCGCATTATATGTTGCTTAATTAACCGTGATAGGAATTACCTTAGGTTTTTCTTCCTCAGGTATGTCTTGTTCCAAATCTATAGCCAACATGCCATTTTTAAGAATTGCATCCTTAACAAGCACATGTGGACCTAAGCGAAAAGTTCTGTCAAAAGAACGATTAGCAATACCATGGTGGACAAAGTGATCTTCGTCCTCATTAGTTTTACTTTCAATCTTACCTTTAACTGTAAGATTACGTTCTTTTTGTGAAACTTCTATATCGTCTTCACCGAAGCCAGCAATGGCCATTGAAATTACCCATTTACCGTCATCGACTTGCTCGATGTTATAGGGTGGATACCCTGTAGATGATGCAGTATATGAATTAGAGAACTGCTCTAAGTCTCTAAACATTCTGTCCATTCCAACTGTAAACGGTGTAAGTGAAGTGATGAAATCGCTAAGATTTCCGGTTGTGAGGTGTCTAGTCATAATATTCTCCTTTATAAGCAAGACTGAGTCGAATTAACCCTACCATAGGCATTAATCCTCTCATAATATTTATCACTATTATACTATGTTATAATAAAAATGTCAAGTTTTTTTGATTCTTTATTTTACTTTTCCATATCGGCTAGCTAATTCTAGCCATTGTTCATATAATTTTTCGTCTCGTTTCTCAATACGAGAAATACATTGGGCCCGCCGTCTTCGGCGCTTGTCAGATGGTTTTTCGTAATATTGTCTTTTTTTCAAATCACGTATTATACCTTCGGCATTAACTTTTTTCTTTAAAATTCTAAGTGCTTTCTCCACATTGCCACGTTGAACTTCAACAGAAATTCTTACTTTTTTGTGCGTCATTAGTTATTTTTTTTCATTATACCGATAATTCTTGGACCGGTTCTTTGCGGTTCTGTAAGGTACTCTACTCCTTCTAATAATTCTTCTACTTCTTTAAAAATTTCAAATCCCGCTTTTATATGCCCTTGTTCACGACCTTTAAACCGTATTACTACTTTTACGTTATTGCCTTTATCTATAAATTTTTGAATTTGTTTGGCTTTGGTTTCTAAATCGTGTTTTTGTGTTACTGGCCGCAACTGAATTTCTTTGATTTCAATTCTAGATTCACGGGCTTTCTTATCTTTTTCTTTTTGTTTCTTTTTTTCTGCGTATATGTATTTATTAAGATCCACTATTTTACAAACAGGCGGATTTGCCTGTTCTGAAATCATAACAAGATCGAGATTTTTTTCCTTTGCTATTTCGACAGCATCTCTTGGGTCTTTTATGCCTAATTGAGCGCCGTCGGCATCTATAAGACGTATTTCTCGCATTCGTATATCATTATTAACTTTAAAATTATGATTATTTCTTTTATTATATTTCCGTGGATGTTGGTTTCTCATTAATTTTTTCTCCTTTAAAGACAAATATTGGTTTTGTGTTTTCTGAAACACATTTTTCATTTATAACAATTTTTTCTACACCTTCTTCTCTAAGCTCGGGTAGTATAAATTGTAGTTCTAGTAATAATTCTTCTATTGCAGAATTAAGTCCTCTTGCTCCTACTTTTTTATTAATACATTTTTTAGCTATTTCTTGACATGCATCTCCGGTAATTTCTAAGCCAATATCATCCATTTTAAATAATCGTTGATATTGCTTTACTAATGAATTATCTACATCTAATAAAATATTAACAAG